AGAGCCTGGGCAAAGAGAAACGGGTTTGATCGTTTTAGAGTTGCTGAAATTGATACAAGCAAAGCGCCTAACTTCACAAATACATTACAAACAAGGATATAATTATGAGCGAGAAACAAGTAACACACACACCTGGGCCATGGCATGAATATCAAAGCGAGAAAGTAACACACAAATTTATAGCTTCAAAATGTGGAGAAAGTATTGCAAAGCATGTACCAAACGTAAACGCACGCCTAATTGCAGCAGCTCCTGAGTTATTAGAGCAATGCAAACTCTTTGAGAAATTGCTTACTTACCAAATAATCATGGAAAGCCATAGTGGCGCGGATCTCGAAAGAGATAACTTGCGTGCAATCCTGGACAGAGTGGAAGGAGAAACAGCATGAAGGAAATAAACGAAGATAGAATATTAGAGCTTTGTATCTTAGTTGGTATGAGAAAAAACGATGAGGATCTCATCAAAAAAGGATATACCTGCGAAGAAATAAAAGAAGCAAAGAAAAGACATTACAATGCACAGAGACTTCTTTGGCAGCATCAACTAGAAAATCCAATAACAGCATGAGCAAACAAGACAACAACTCACTACTCCCAAAGCTCGCCTTGGGAATGACTCTCTTCCTGGCGCTCAAGTTAGTGCCGAAAGTGCTTGCATGGTGGGCAAAGAGAAACAAGAAACAAGGAGAAATATTATGAGTGAAGAATTAATATGGTTAACAATACCTCACCGATTACCACCTACAGCAGTTTGGTACGAAAATAAAGAGCAACTTATCGATGCACTCAATGAACATGAGTTGTCTGATGACATGAGTAACACAATAGATGACTTTGATGAGTTAGTACATTGGGCATCCATGCAATACAATTCAACTAGAATTATTGATTGGGATGATTACCAAGAACTCCGAGCAGAAAGCTATAAGCAAATTAAGCATCAAAGACATAAGGTTGAAGATGAGGTTGAACAGATTGCAGATGAACTAGATTGGGAGAAATAGCATGAGTGAAGAACAAGATTTATACAATTGGTGCTGCTTGCAGACATTACTTTACAAAGCTGGATTGCTCACCGAAGAGCAGAAAGAGAAACTTGTAGAATTAGATCCAAACTTTTTTGATCATTACATGGATGAAATTAAAAGTAATCTTGAAAATATAAAGTTAGTTGTAGGAGAAACAGCATGAGTGCATTCCCATGGGACAACTCAGACAAAGATAGTCTTGAACAGTTGCAAGCTTTTCTCAAGGAAACAGGCAGAGAAGTAACCTTGCAGGAATTGCAGGAGATGCAACGTAAAGTATGGCGAGAAACTGCTGGCTTACCAAATGATGAAGAAATTGAATACTCCTTAAATCGTCAGGAAGGGGTCTAAAAAGCGTTTTGTTTTCCATACTCGTACTTTTCTGTATCAATCACGAAACGCACGATTAGATACCTCTACGGGCTTGCAATGTAGTTGTTTGTAGTTTTATCTAATACTAAAATGGTTTCTTATCATGTAACCGGGCATCTACACGGGTCGAGAAACGACCTGTTGGTTTGGTAAAGGTTAGTTTGGTTGCTCGCACCTCTCCATTCCTGTTCTTCGCAACATTGCAAATAATATCATCATTAGTTGGATCTACTTCTTTTTCACGATGCATGAGTAACACACAATCAGCATCCTGTTCTATACTTCCTGACTCACGCAAGTCTGATAGCATGGGGTTGCGATTTTGAGATTCTAGCGCACGATTTAACTGACTCAATGCAAGCACTGATGTTTCATACTCCATTGCTATTTTCTTTAGCGTTCGAGAAATCTGCGAGATTTCCTGTACTCTGCTCTCTACGCCCGGCACGCTCAAGAGTTGCAGATAATCAACCACGATTAAACCAAGCTCGCCTTCAAGTCTTTGTTTAGCAACGAAAGCTTCAATTGATTGCATGGTAGCTTGGTTATCATCCTTGAAGGTGATTGGCCATGATTGCATTGCTTGCACTTGAGTCTCAAGTTTTTGCTTATGTCCTGCATTGAGAAACCCCTTGCTTGTTGGTTTGCGTACACCGCTTGCATTGGAAAGCAATCTACCAGCACACTCACTCGCAGACATTTCTAAGCTTGCATAGCTTGCCCTTAAACCACGCTTTGCAGTCTCATAGGTCATTTGTATTGCTAATGCACTCTTCCCTACTCCAGGGCGTGCAGCAAGCACATACAAGCTTCCTTTCTTGAAACCACCTCCAAGAATAGTATCCAACTTTTCCAAGCCTGTGGGTATTGCTTGCGTACCACCTGCATCCACCTCAAGAAATTCTGCATACGCTTGCTTGCTTGCTGGACCACATGCAACCACACCTTTTCTTTGAGAAAGTGATTTGGCTACCCGGTTAACAAATGATTGAGAAATCTCTTCTGCAGGCTTGCTTGCTTTTAAATCATCAGTCGCATGATAAAGTGCCGTTTCCACGGCCCTCGTATTGCGGTACTCAATCAGATATTCAATGTATCGCTCAATACTTCCACCACCATACTTCTCGCTAAGAAAAAGGATCTCATCTTTCAAGTGTGCATGTTCAATGATCAAATCAATCTCATTGCATGGAGAAAGACGCAAACACGTTTCAAAGATCGTGGAACGATCCATGCTAGAGAAGTCATCCTTGGTAAGTGCTTCACCTGCCTGTGCGGTTGCAAGTCCACTCTCATCGTGGAGCATGGAAGAGAGAACTGCTTGCTCGGCTAATTCATAATCTATGCTCACTCGTCTGGATGTACTTCTGTGATATCAAAATTCAAGCCTTGCGTGGAAATAGAATTATCCACGTGGTTATCATACCCTCCATCATTCAACCAGGAGTTTGGATGTTTTGCATAATTTCCTTTAGCATGAAAATGCTCGTTGTACTTATCTGCAACAATCTTGGGATCAAGCTGTGAGAGATCATCCCAATTCAATCTGATAGTCTTGACCACTCGTCTTGCAAATTGCTGGTTTTTACATACTTCCCAGAATGCTTGAAACCATGCATGAGTTTCCTCTTTTTTTGCATCCTCGTTTTTGCTCTCTGTATTATTTTTCATTATATCTTTAGATATAATAACATTATCTACACACGTGTGCGCGCGAGGATTGTAATACGGGGGTATTACATTGGCATTTTGAATGGTCGGTGCAATGAACTGTGAAATTGCTGCTTTTACGACCTCAGATTTCTTCATTCCAGTAAGCTCACAAAACGTCATTAATCTTGCGTTTGCGGACTCGTTTAATCGGAACGATGTAGTGTAACTTTTTGCTTCTTCTTGTTCTTCTTCTGACATATTTTTATCCTCCTATTATTGCTACCAACCATGCAAAAATCATCCACATCCATGTCAGGGTTGCGGCGATAAACATTGCGGTAAATATTATTTTATTCATTATTTTATTAAGTAAACTCATGTGTGTTTATATGTATTTGTTTGTAGTATTTGATCCCGTGGAACATCACGAGATGAGTATTTTTTTATGGTTTCTACGGGTATCAAGTATGCCTTTTTTGGCTGGGTATCACCCTTCCCGGTGAAGCTCCGCAGTGGTGGATTCAACGACACAATTAAGTCTTTTAACTTCCGTGGAGTAATAAATATAAACTCCGTTTTTGTATCGAATATCCACCAATCTGCGGTTGTTCCCATGAGTCCAGATGGCTTCCCATACATCTCCACTTCCACCACCAGGTTACCAGAGTAATGCGCCTTCCAATCCTGTTTGACTTCATACGCTTCCTTAGTGTTTGCCAGGAAGAAATCAAAGCCTGTGAACTTACCCGGTATGGCTATGGGCTTGTGTCCCAAGGATTGGAAAAACGCAATTAGCTGGTCTTCACGTTGCTTGCCTATGTCCAAGCTTGTATCGAACTCAGTCATGGACACTTACCTCTACCCACGTCTCTTCTTCCTTGTAGGTTTTGACTTTTTCCTGACTGACTTCGAGGGTGATCGCTTTAGGGTCATCTTCTGGTATAATGTCCGCAGCCCGGAGCGAATCGACAAGGTACTTGACGCCCCCAACGAGGTTGTCCGGGTCGCAGATCCTGACTCGCTTGCTGATAATGCGGACTCGATGGCGATCATCGCTTCCTTTTGCATTTCTCGCTTCTCCTTGACTCTTGCCCACCGATTCATTCCAAGCAAAGTGTTCAGTGAAGGGGTTCGTTTCTGTACCCTCAAGGTTATCTTCTCTCCCCTTTCCATCACTCTTTCCCACGGATCTTTTTCCCCACGAGTTTTATGACTGCACCCATCTCTGCATCACACTCAAGCAAGTCTTTCACTTTTGCACAGGTGTGCGACACGTTGCTATGAGTGCGGTTAAAGTACTTTGCTACTTCTTCCACACCTATCCCAGCCTGCCGGGAGTAATACACTGCACAGTGGCGTGCTAATGCCACAGATTGCGTCTTCCGTTTGCCTTCTATGTCCTTCACACTTACATCCAGGACATCCGCACAGATGCGCTTAATACGCTCTATTACAGGATGTCCCTCAAACGTAACCTGCTCCTCTTCCCTTGCCTTGGCATTGCCCTGCAAACCATAAAGGAGTTGCTTCATTGCTGAATGCAGCACCACAACCGCGCCCTCGAAGTTTTGCCTGGCAATATGTTGTTCCGCAAAATCCAATGCCATGCCCATATGTTCCAATTTTAATTTCAATCGATTAGCCATTCTTCAGAGTCCCTTCCTTCGGTTTTTAACCATTTATTTATTTCACGTTTGTCCCATGCAAATCCACGTCCACCTCGGCATGTCATGCCATCTACTATGTAACAGGTAAATCCTTCGTCCGCATGAAACTGATCAAGCGTGTTCTGTGATTTATAGCCCATCAGCTTCAGTGCTTTCTTGCTGGTAATTAAGTACTTCTTTGCACCTTGATTTCTGCCCATCACGCTACCTCCTTCTTCGTGTTCTCCCAACGCAAAGCGGTGGAAAATTCAACCATGTCAATGAGACGCTTCTTGCCTAGCTTTTGCCCAACCACATTATGTTTCTTTATGATTCGGTGTGCATAGCTTCTGCTCACTCCAAACTTTTCTGCAAGTTGCGAAATCGACAAACGGTTCTTTGCATAGTATGTACCCAAGTCCAGCGTTTTAATATCATCGCTGTATCCAGGCCACACATCTGTCCGCAAGCACTCACCATAGATTTTGCACGCTTCCAATACTCTCGGCACTTCACGCTCAATATCTGCGTTGTCCAGCGTGTAACATGCAGTTGCGTAGGGAGCAGACTTTTCCACTACCAAGAATACGAATTGCTTAGGACGCTCGCCCATAGCTCGTAACCCGGTCATATAGAATGCTGCCTGGAACAGGTATCCATATTTGCGCACTGAAAAGGTAAACTCTTCCGGGCTTGCATCAATTGTAGTCTTGAGATCAAGCACCATTCCTGTCTCGCTATTATATAAGTCAGGACGAACCTTGCAGGGCGTGCCTTCGATATCGAAGAACCCGGTATGCTCGATCTTACTTGCCGGATGGTACAACATCTCAAGTAACAATGGATGTTGTCTTGCAGATGCAGCTACTTCCATGCACATATTATAATCAGACTCTGGTAACCAACGCTTTTGTGGTTCTGCTGCTTCCATCTCAGCGAATAATTCCTTATACGCTTTTGTGCGTGTTGAGTTACCATCTATTTCTGTTGGCTTGCATCCAAACTCGATGTCCACACGATCTGGTTCTAATGCAGCAGAGTGTGTCATGCTACCATTTAGAAATGCAGGTGTGCTTGGACTTGGTTGACCCATTGCGTGCTTCACCTTGAGTGGGCAAGAGCCGCGCAATTGTCTTGCGCGACTCGAACCCAAAGAAGGATCAGCATGGTAGTCCTCGTTACTGATATTAGGTCGTAACATCAAAACGGCGCTCCATCTTCATCCACCTCTTCAGCAGGTGGTGTAAACTCAGCAAACGGATCTTCACCATCAAAAAGTGCAGGAAGGTTAATGCGTTTCAGTTCTGCTTTCGCAATGGCACGCAAATCATCATCCATCTTTTTGATTGGTTTTGGATTCATCGCATAAGTTGTGTCCAGACCTTCACCATTTCTGACAACTGAGATGTCGTACTTCCGGCAATCACCCCAATCCTCGTCCTGTGCAAGCTGAAGTAACTCTGCTTGTAGTTTTGTCTGCGTTAACTCCAGAATCTGCACTTTGCTTTCATTGTAATTATAAACAACAAATGCATAGAATGCTTTCGGTTTATCATCAAATGCCTGTGGTGCTTGCTCTCCATCTGCCCAGCGAATCGGACGCTTCTTGCCATCCTCTACTGCCCATCCGAGCGTTCCCCATATAAATCCGGGCGTTGGTTTATCCTCGCTTGCTCCGATTATTCGGAACTTATTTTCGCCTTGCTGGAAGCGCATGTAGTTTCCACTACCGCCACCACCTTCCGAAGGTGCTTTTATGTTACTTGGTAAGAATGCCATATTTTTTATATTTTATTTTTTTATTGTTTTTGTCGTATTATGTATTGACATGTGTCTCTATGTGTATTTTAAAGAGTTCCATGCCAAAGAAACCAAATTTAACCAAACCAGTGTCAGTGCGATTAAGTCCGCAAGTACGAAACACTGTTAAAGACCTTGCGGACTCTACCGGGTTGCTCCAGGCTCAGGTGTACGACTTGATTTTACGTGCAGGTTGTACGGCGCTTGAAGAGAATGGAATGAGGATGGAACTTCCTCTGAAGTTTCAGATAGCGAAATAAGTGTAGCTATTAGTTCAGTAATAGAGACCACGCTAGGGCGGTCACAGAAGATTTCTACTGTGCCGTCCTTTTTTTGTGCCATTTCAATTCCATTGTATGTAATAGTGTGATTGGGTGTAGTCATTTGTAGTTATATATTTTTGTTTTTTTTACCCGTAAGGTTTTAAATTGAACTTTAAATTAGGATGCCTTCAGTTGAGGCAGTCCTGAGTATATTCTGTCCGTGATCTTTGTGTCTGCATGACCCAGCGCCTTGCTGGCAGCATATATCCCGTCACTACGCATTATTCTGTGACCACAGTACTTACGTAGCAAGTGTATGGGGTAAGTCTCCGTAACCTGACATTCATCCTTTAAGAAATTAAAGAATACCCTACGAAGAAAATCTTTGGTTGCATTAATTACAAGTGCATCCGAGTCAGCATCACCACGCAAGTCCTGGAGCATGTTCCAATAAGTTGGATCGCAAGGACGATCCTCAAAGTCGGTAGGCTTTGCACGCTTGATCGACTTAGGTTGCCAGACACGTATCAGTTTGTTGCCATCCAGCGTACTGTAAAAGTCAGACCACTTTGCTCGCGCTATCTCGGATCTACGCAAACCAAGGCCATAGCCAAGCAAGTACGCCAGGTATATATCTGGTCTGCTGAAACGTGCTTCCTCACACTTTGCAGTGATGCGATCAATCGCATCCGTGGGAATAAATGCCTTCACCCCAATGGGTGCAACCCGGTGTGCTGTCCAATTAGCGAAGAAGCGAGCCTCAATTCCGCAAGTCACATAGTACTCGCACATGTTGCGACTAAATAAACTTTTCGCACGCCTCAAGCGTTCCTTATGCTCCGGGAATACCTGTGCGTAGTGCGCAGGAAGAGTAAGATTATATTGTGGATGTGTGCCACCCAAGTACCGGGTGTCCATGTCCACCGACATGCCCAAGTCTTTAAGGACAAGCCGAAAAATTCCAGCACATGCCTGCATAGTTTTGTACGCAGGTGGTGTGAAGTTCACCGCACGACAATCCATGTAGGTGTAAATTAATTCACTAATTTTTATAACTCGCAACGGAGGCGCTACAAAGTTAAGCTCAATGGGGGTATTAGGCATGTTTATAGTGGGGTTGTAAGTCTCGCCTAGCTTAGTTAAACGTTTTGGGGTATGTAAAGCATATTTATTCATAGGTTTATTTAAATGATGTATATTGTTTTTTTGTCGGTTTTTTCATATCATTGCCTAATAGTATTATCGTTCCCTCTTGCGAGTGACAGACCATCCCTCTTAAACACTGATGTCTTTTCTCGTATCCAAGTGCAAAAAAAGACATCTTTTTGATCGTGTCAACACAAATTGAAAAAAAATTAAAAACTCGATAGTGCAAAAAAAAGCCACCCTTTCGGATGGCTTGCGCTGATGTCCCCACCAGCAATACTACAAGGGATTACTACGTCCCTAATAAATTATAGGTTAGTTGGAGTTTTGGATTTTGTCAATCTTCTAGCAACCCGGCTTGCAACAAGTACGCATTTATACGAGTCTGTGCTTGCTTTGGTGTTTTTGCTCTCATCTCTATAAGCATTGCCATGAAGTTTTTATCGTCCATTGCTTTTGTAAGTACTCCCTGCACCTTGAGTGCTGGCACTTTCTCAATAGTTTTTTGTGCTAATTTAGAAAATGCACTTTGTGCAACAAGTGTAGTACCGCCCATTACTTGACCTAGTGCTGAGTTCGCACCGACCTTTGAGCCAAGCACTCTAGCAAGAAGATTTACAACTCCATCACCCGTGGTAATTATGGTATTAAGTTTTGCTGGATCAGTTGCTGACTCTTCAAATATACGTGCCTTTTTTGCAATTTCTTTTATTCCGTCAAGTTGATCTTTTGAAATAAGTTTTGATGCAAGCAGGTTATTCTTTAATGCTCCGTCATTTGCACTTAGCAATTCATCAAGTTTTTTACCACTAATAAACCCATCTAGGTTTCCTCCCTTGATAGTAGCTTTGTTGAGTAAAGTATCATATACTTCATGGCGCAGACCTTCTAAAGCTTCAGGATTCTTTGCACGTTTGACTACATTGCTTAAATCACGAAATGCTGCTGCTTGGAATTTTGATTCAAAAGCGTTATTTACAACATTGCTCAATCCTCCACGCTTGTTTGTTTCATCAAGTATTTGCCCGGCAATACTTCTTTTCGATGCAAATGCCTTGCCTTCTTTGGCAGTCTTTTGAAGCAATCCAGCTAATCGCACTTGCTGATCCATGTTAGTGACATCATCAAGTAGTCCCACTTCACGCAATGTTTGTGGATTATCTTTAATCAATCTTGCTAGTTTACCTGGATCTGGTTGCCCGGTTTGTGGATTAATAATTCTTGCCGCACTACTTTGTATAAAACTCTTTTGTGTCCTTGCTAGTGCCTCACTTGCTTCTGCGCTTTCTGTGGCTCGCTTCATGGCCTGTATGTTCAAGGCACGCTGGGTGTCACTTCCTTGACTGAGATTACCTACGCCTTTTTCCAATGCAACGTCAGGTTCAACTTTTCTAATGCCTTGTATCAAGTCAGTATTAAATCTTTCATTTAAATCTTTAGAAAACTCACGAGCAACAACAGTAGTCTCATCAGTAACTTGTATTAAATCATCTAAAATCGCATCTGATATTTTTTGCAATCTTCGTGCATCTCCAAAATTCATTTTAGCACGTTCACTTCTAGCAAGCTCCAAGGCTCGACTTCTAGCACGAAACAATTCTTTTGCCTTGATAAGAAATGGTTGCTGAAATCCAAGTTGTTGAGCTACTGCTTTAAAGCCTCTTTGTTTTTTTACAATTTGACTTTCTTTTTGTCGTTTAAACAAATTTTGTACCCAGCCCTGCACGGGATTCGAGATGTTTTCAACATCTAGTAACTCGTCTTGCATGTCCTTAAATACACGCATCGTATTTGTTGTAGATGCGTTTACATTCTTATCAATTTCTCCCCAAAGATCAGCTTCAGTTTTACGAGCAACCTCTAACTCATTATCTAATATTCTTCGTGCCTCACGTGAGGCAGAAGCTGCGTCATCAGAGTTTTTGTTAAGTGTACGTGCAACTGCTTCACCCACTCTTATTTCTGCATCATCTACTCGCTTGTTCATGCGCTTAGTAAATGTATCTATGCGTAACCGGGCTGCTTCTTTAACCATCTCAGGATTGCCACTGTTCTGCATTTTTCGGATCTTACGATTAAATGCTTCTGTGGTTTTCTTGTTTTGATTTTGTATTGCAGTTTTTGCTTCATCTCCTGCATCTGCGATAAGTTTATTATCCATTGCAGTGAATGTTTTTCTAGCTAACTCATTTTCAGTGACCTGTGCAGTTCTACCCACACCTTCAGATTCCCGGAGTTGTTTAGCTACACCAGATATTTGGTCATCAGTAATACCAGGATTTTGTTCACGCAGTATTTCTGTCACTTTTTGAGATGCAGCACGTTCGCGCCCAGCTTCTGTAAATGTATCTGCAAATTGCTTGCCTTTTTCCAATGGTTTTCTTGCAAGTGCAAGTGGGCTTAAAAGACCACCTGCTACCTCGGCAAGTGTACCTGTAAGCTCATCACCTGGTGCAACATCCTCTGCGATCATACGCGCTTGTCCAGCACCTACCGCAGATGCTCCTTCAATTGCTGCCATTTGTCCTGGACTCCGGGCAGTAGATTTTACCATATCTGATCCAATTTGCTTTATTGCAGATTTACTTGGTGCAGATTGCATCAAGGCTTGTGCAGGTGATAATGTCCGTGCTGCTCCAAAAACAGGTGCTGCTGATGCCACAACTTGCCCAGCCGTTCTGCCACCTCTTGCTAATGCTCGTTGATCTTTAGGCAAATCCTGCTCATCCATGTATCCCATACCACCAGCAGTTAAACCTCTTCTTATAGATTCACTTCCACCAAATGGTACTTCCGATCCAAAACCAATTTGATTTAATCCTGCGTTTACAATATCAACAGGTATACCAAGAACATCAGCTAAAGCGCCAACATTAAAACCTGATGCAATTGCACTAGCTTTTTCGAGATCAGAAGACTTAGGGTTACCTTGTTTAGCACTTATTTCATTTACAGTTTTTTGCTGTTCCTCTGGGGATAACTCGTTAAACGAATCGTCTAATTCGACAGTTCCTACTCCATCTATTTCTACTATAACCATTATCTTTGACCTCTGATTTTATATCCAACATTATTGGATGTTCTGCCTGCGTTAAAACTAGTATTTTTTTCTTTTAAAGAATTTTCTAAAATTGGAATTATTTTTCCTATACGACTTGCCTGCAAACGAGCTTCTTGAAAATAAGTTGCATCAGTTTTGCCAGACTTTAATGTATTTTTAGCTTCAACTAATCTAAGTTTAAGATCAGGTATAAGTTGCTCTATTTTCCTTTGACCCACATCATCTCGATCACTTGGTAAAGGAATTTTTTGTCTTGCTACTTCCAAAGTAAAATTAGAAGGCCGAGATGAAATATCACTAGCTAATGCAGGAAGAAGAAAAGTTTCCAACATTAGCAAATTTTGAGCCTGACCAGTAGTTTCTGGCGTAACGTCTGCACCAAATGCCGAACCTAAACTACCTACAATATTGTAAAACAATCCTGCCGCATCTTTTCCAAATAGCGGGCCACCTTGAAAAGAATCATCAATATCAATTGGTTGTATAAAATCTAAACTATCGTCTGTTACATCAGAAGAAAGCGAACTCATCAAATTTTGTCTATTAGTTAAATCCTGCTCTAATTGTTTTCTTTCTGTCTCAAGTGTTAATAAGTTTTCTTCTTTAGTTTTTAAATCAACATCTCTTGATGCCCTTAATTGATCTAATTTTTCAGCATTAACTGCTAATTGGGACGTTAACACAGAAATATCTACTGCATCCTTTGTTCTCTCTCTTTCTAACTGCTCTGCAAAAACACTATTTTTGTTACGTTTGGTTTTTATAGTTTCTCGCATGTCATCAAGCTCTAACTGAGCTTGCTCTAAGTCTGTGTATCTTTTATCTCTATCAACATCTCGCTCGTTACTTTTTATGTCTGCTTCTATTTCAGATATTAGATTCTGCTTTTCTCTAAATTTATTAAGCAATTCTGCACCTTCTGTCTCTAGAGTGCTTTTATATATTTGGTTTATCTTAGTTGCCTCATTTAAATCATTTTTAAATTGATTTTCTGCAATTATAGATTCCTGCAACCTTGCGTCTCTCTCTCTTCCTTTTGCTGCAACAAATGGTGCAGACCCAGCATTAACTATATCTACATCTCTCTTGCCACCTGTTCCATTAATTAAATTTTGGACTGCTTTACCAAGTTTTGGATTTGTTGTTTCAAGTGTAAGTAAATCTTCTGGAGTAAAATTGACTAAGTTGCCCACCGCAGCATCCTCTTCTGCTTGGCGCTTCTCCTTGTTTAATTGGTACTGCTGAATCATGCCCCCAATCTGCTTGAAGGTCTGCCCTTGCGCACGCCCAGCACCTACGATAGGAGCAGTGTCCACACGTGCAAGCGCTGATCCGTAATCTCCTGAAAAAAGTGGTTTCCTTGCCATAATATTATCTCCCTATTTTAGAATCCATCCATGTGCGAATCCGTGCTTTTAAGCGTGGTTTATCTGATATGAATCGTGCGAAGCGTTCTCCGTATTTTAAGTAGGTCGCTCTAAACCAGGATGGTGATTCATTTAACATCCAATACCTGAATGATACCCATGCCAGATTATCCACACCATACACCTCACGCGCTACCCAGCACGATGCTAAAGCTGCGGTTGCTGCGGCACTTGTTAATCCTTCAAACTTATCTGCATCTGCCTGTGTCTTGGCGCTATACATGTTCATAAGATTCGTGTTTTGATTCTGTATAAATCCAAGCCCACTTTCAGGATTAATAAATTGTGGTCCGCTTCCCAAACCATATCCTGCTGTACCAAGCACGGATTGCCCGGAAGATAAACTCTGTCCTCCCCCACGTCCAAGCACTGCTTGGAATGGATCGAGTGTTGATCTGTCTTCCAATGCCGCCAAGTTGCTTGCTGCTTGTATGTATCCGAGTGTGCCTTGTTGGCGTAACTGCTCATTTAAACGCTCGGCATCCATCGTTGCACCCACACCAAACTGATTGGCTTGTTGAAGTTGTGCCTGGTTGGCAAGTGCAGAGCGTAAATCCACATCGGACTGTACGAGGTCTGCCCGTTGCTGTAATCCGGCTTGCTCGCTTTCCTGCCCCATGCCACGAGTAATGTCACCTTGTTGTAACCCAGCTTCCTGACCAAGCACAGACTGTGCGTATGCCCGGTTCTGCACACGGCGTGCGTTGTCTTCAGCAACCCGTGCCTCTGCTTCTGCGATACCAGCAGATTGATCAAAGGTACGACCCATCATTGTGGATCTTGCTTTAAATGCTTCTGATATTGCGTCTTGTTCCCTTGATGTCAGACCTTGCCCAAGTGCAGTCTGTGCATCGCTCAGTATATCAGATCGTAATGTTCCCTGCCCACGTGCCAACTGCTGATCGAATTGCGTGTTCGCTTGCAAGCGTAATGGGTCTGCCACATTGACATTTCCCACACCTGCAAATGTTGAATCCGTTGGTACTGTTATTGCCCCTGCTCCCGTTAAATTATCTTTTTGTGATGCCAATACTTCTCTTGCATCTGAGAGTGCCTGTTGTGTGCCAGGCTTATAATCATCCATGATGTCCTGGTATGTCCCGGATAACCGGGCAACATCAAGTAAATCACGCTCCCGTTGTCGGGACAAGTTACCTGCTGCTAAATCCTCTGCATATGCTGCTGCTCCAAGGAAGTTACCTTCTGCATCAAACCCAGCACGTCTACCTGTGTCAGATTGATCGTAGCTAGTTGGAAGGGTATCACCCTTCGCTTCTCCTACTCTAGCGTAATGAGCTTCTCCCCACTCTGCTAATGATCTAGGAGGTAACCCTTGTTGCTCACGCGTTGCATTGTCACGTGCAACCTCTGCCATGTATTCAGGATTATTCCGCACATATTGCTCGTAGTCTGGTCTTGCCACAGTGTCCTGCACGCTGCGTGAGTCACCAAGCAAATCAATCATACCATCACCTGTGCGCTGGGTAGGTAGTGTGGTAGTCTCCGTTGTCCCTGCTTTGGATACATCAGTAATTACATTACCTTCTGTGTCCTTGGCAAAGATTGGTTGAGCATCAGACACTGCGTAGGAGTTTTGATCATCTGACATTTTGTAACCATCAAAGCTACTTGCACCATCAAGCAATTTAAACTCGAAATTCGAAATGGTTTCTCTGTCATTTTTAATTTTGCTTAAAATATCTTGATCAAAATTTTCGTCACTTTCAAGTTTGCTTACCAAGTTATCTGTTGCAGTAGTAAGAGCATTTGCAACCCCTGGGCCTGATAAAACACTTACTTTAGGATCAGTAGTTCCTGGCTTAATTTCCACAAAATCACTGCTATTTATTACATTTCCATTTTCATCTACAAAATCTACTCTTGCTCTTCCTCCGTGAACTGCTGGCACTTTTTTCGAACCAGCATCTTCAACAATATTTCCGTCCATGTCTTCTATTACTACCTTCATCTTTGCCTGCCCAGGTTCAGAGTATCCAGATATTGCACGCCCTTGATCATCATATGTGACTTCCTGCTGCCCTCCACCTGTCTGTCCACCAAGCAAGGTCGTTCTCAATACATCCGTGTCCACCTGTGCAGATTTCTCACGCAATGATTGTTCGATGGGAAGCAAGCTTTCAAGTGAACCAACATCAGAAAAATCTGCATTCCCAACTTTTTTACCTGTGAGTAAAGCAAGCTGTGTCTCAAGTGCTTCCTTCATGCCTCCACCATAGCTCGTAAGGTTGGGTTGCTCATTCCCACCACCCATTGCTGAATCAACTATCCCAAAGGGATCTACTACTTGGTCTACTACACTTGACATATTATTTTCTCCTTTGAATTTTGTTAAAATCGTACCACCTAATTGGATGGTCTTTTGTTGCTCTCATCCATCCGACATGAGGTAGACTGTAAGGTGCTTGCCGGATTAAATCTTTTACTTTTCCAATTGCCATGTGGACATACCAGGCATTTGGATTTTCCACATGCCATTGATTGACAGGATTGGTTTTAAAATTCCTATCCACAGGTTTTAAAAGCAAAAATTGCGATGGTGAAATAAATACATGACCATATGCCATGTATCGTGAGATATCCTGAAACATATCATTATTACACTTGTCGTATAACTCCTTTGCTTGTTCCAAAATATTCATGCGTCTAAATTCTTTACAGGAATATCTCCTTCGTAATTCGATAACCACAAAGCAAACATTCGATGTATCCCGTCTGCCACTTTTCCATCTTTTAAAAGGATTGGTTCTTTTATGCCATTTTCCTTTATGTCATTTGCAAGAACAAGCAAAGGTAGGCACTCACGAGCAACACGATTCCAATCAATGTTGTATGGGCCAGCCTCAAATAATTCGTTTAGTTTCATGTACTAATTGTCGCTCCTAATGCGACCACTTTCCAATTCGATCCATCGCTTACTGCGACTGTTGCTGCACCTGAGTTTCCATCGGTTACATAGATCATTTGCCCGGCTGGAGATGCGGATGGCACACCACTCACAGCGTATGATTTTAATGTCATTATTGTGCCTGAGATCGTACCACCTGTCAGAGCAACTGCATTGCTTGCTTGGGTGGCAATTGTGCCTAGTCCTAAGTTCGTGCGTGCAGTACCAGCAGTTGATACATCTGATAAATTATTGCTTGGTTGTAGGAATGCAGAGGTTGCCTGTGTGGATGCAGTGCCTAGTCCAAGTGCAGTCCTTGCTGCCCCTGCATTTGCACTTCCTGTGCCTCCATCTGCAATTGCAATGGGTGAGGATAGACCACTAATCGTGCCTCCTGTGATGTTTACATTTCCTTCATTAATCGTAACTGTTGGTTCACCAAGTTGGTTGAGTGACGCAGCCGTTACATCCACGCCCGTGGCAAAGGTAAATCCTCGTGTCACTGTTGCGGTGATTGCCATTATGCAATTTCCCTTCTTGCTGCTGCCCCTACCCCAATTGCTTCTAATGCAAGATGTCTAAAGCTCGGTCTGCCTGCGGTGACATTAATTTCTATGTTTGCACCATACCCACGGGTGCGCCCCGTACCAAAGCGGAAGAGTGCTTCTTCTGTGCCATCTGCGGTGTGGCTTAAAACTGTGTTGCTTGCGTCTGGGTCAAGTGTGTTGACCTTGATGTTAAACGCATCGTTATTGACTGTCTTTGCAGCTACCTGTCCACGTCTCCAACTCTTCACACCAACATCTCCAAATGTGAAGGAGCGTGATACAAGTTTACCTGCAATTGCAGTTGTGCCTGACTCACTTGTACTTCCTATCTTGCGACCAGAATCATCAATGGAATTTTCTTCCATGAGATAAAATCCGGTGTCATTACATGCGAATAATCTGCGTCTAGTTGGTGCAGATCCGTGGGAGCAAATCACCCAATCATCTACATGAAATGCCAAACTGCCTGACATTGCTGGGTAGGAATCAACACTTGTCCAAGTGGATGTGAGCAGGTTAAATATAAATATTTTGTTGGGTACTGTGGAATTGCCTGTGGGTACTGCAAGGTAGTACTTATTGTCGTACACCACACCACATGATTTATCTGCTGCTGCGTAGTTTATACCTTCAACAGGATCATCAAACTGATCTTGTATAGGTCTGGTCATGGGTATGGTTTCGCCACTTACTTTTGAAATTGCAACGCCAAGACCTTTTCCTGGATCATTCCCTGGTGACAAGACGATGACCCCGTTATCTGACAGGAAGAATGTTTGTGGCCCAGACTGTGCGATTGATTTACGTGCCACACAACCATGCTGTCTTGTTATTTCGTAAGTGTTAGCTGCGGAGGTAGTGGCAATGTTATTTATCATGTGAATGCTATTACGCATAAACACGATTAACTGATCTTCTTGATATGGAAAAAATCCTACAAGTTTATCTGCACTTCCTTTATTGATTCTAAATTGCGAGTCAGCAGCGTAGTAATTATCTGTGTCCAATAAGTCAGACATCAAGATTGTATAGTTACTATCTGTGGGTTGTGGTATGATTAAGCGATTGCGAAAGAATACACCATAATCTGTGTTTGGACATTCTATACGTCCAGCACCTGGGCTTGCATTTGCTTTCTCTTCAAAGTCAGTAGGTGACGCAAAATTTCCATCCCATTGAAGTGGGGTCTTATCCTTGCCACG